ACATTATAATATCGTTATTTACTGTATTGATCCAGTCATGATTTCTAGGTATTGGCCACCAAGTCACCACATCAAAACTCCAGTCTAATTTTTGACCGTTGCCCCCAGCTATCCATGGCGGATTTTTTAAAGATATATAATGATCTAAATAAAACGCACTAGATCCTAAAGCTGTTAAAATATTAGCGCCAACAACGGCAGTCAGGTTCAAATCTTCATCTGAATAAATTGGCCAATCGTTATTTACTTCCCATTTTTGATTATATAATTTACATTCAAAGGCAGTGCCTTGGTAGGGCCCGCCGTTGGCTTTCCAAAAATTTGGATCTGGCGGGTCTTGCGGTTCTGCGGTTTTAATCCAGGGCTGTTTAACAATATCCTCTGAAAAAATCTCTTGACCGATATCAACTCCGGACTCTATAGAAATACTTTTATAAGGCGGCAGCATTGTAATTAAAGGTGAAGCCTCAAAATCTAAATATTTGCTTTTATTTACAAATTGTGTCGTATCGCTGATATAAATACCATTAAAATCATATCTATTAAATCTCGAAATTGGAGCGCTTCTTTTATTTTGTCCTATAATATACCAGTAGTTATCCTGCTGAAATAAAACGCATCCTATTTCTTTTAAAACATCCTCTAATATTGTATTAGCATTTTCTACCTGATCTACACCGTCAAACCATACACCAGCCGAAATAAATATTTTGTCTAATCGTTTATTAGCTCCTTTGTTTTCAATTGCAGGATCGACTCTAATTTCTAAATTTAAACGGGTTAATTTTAAACAGTCTGCAATTGTTTTTATTATTGAATGTTTAACGCTATACCATTGATATGGACGCCATGCTATTGAGTTTGTGAAATTTTTACCTTTTAGTTTTGAAATACCATCGGTAGCAATAAAATTAATATAAAAAGTTCCCGTTGTATATGGTTCCTGATAACTATCTGGTAGCATAAATCCAGACCATAATATTTTTTTGTCGTCATTTGTTACAACAACTTTATATTTAAACTCGTTTCCAGTAAATAACGCCTCATAATTTAAAGACGTTAAACTATCATTAAAAGAAACCTCTAAAGAAAATTGTAATCGAGAGTTATAAAGATTAAAAAATTTCTCATCGCTGCCACTATAAATAAGAGAAACGTCATTTTTACCAGAAAAATTTAAAGGCTCCCGACCCCCTGAGTTAATTAATGTAGTATCATAAATCGAAACAATAAAATGGTAACAGCTCATTAATACCTAAGTTTTTTAGTTAATACTCGATCGATTATTAATTCCAAATCATTACCTTTTATTGTAGTGCCAAGCCCTAGAGAAATGTTTGTATTCCCGCCATTATTGCCGGTCATGTAATCTCGTAATTTTGAGAGAGGCGCTATAATTTCAGGATCAAAACGGGCGTTTTTATTATCACCAACAACCGCCAAGGTTTCGCCAGTTATAACTCCGCCCTCTGCAAATTTAGGAATTGCTGCAAAGGCTGCTAAAACTCCACCAACGGCAGTAGCTATAAAAGCCGGTGAAGTAATAACCGCTAACGGACCGGTTGCAGCTCCAGCCGTTTGACCTCCTTTAATGGCTAGGGCGATCGAAGCCGACAAAAGCATAGTTATCAATTCGCCTATAGTTCCAGCTAAATTTTTAACAAAACCCTCAAAACCGGTATCTGCCAATCCAAACGAACCAATTAAACGGCCTACCATTCCAGAAAATGCGTTTGCAACGGCTTGCGATACAAGTTGAGCGCTTTCTTTTAGTTTTTCAAATTTTTCTTGCATGGCATCCGACGCATCAATAAAAGTATCAAATTCTCCCAGGGGTAAATCTTCAGTTAAATCTAAACCTGTTAAACTAGTAGGGCCCTGAGTATTTAATCCAGCTGCTAGACCGCTATTTTCTACTGTTGGGCGTCCAGGCTCAGATCCGCCGCTAGGGGGTTTGCCTTGAAGACCTTTTTTTACCGCCGAGGCTACTTTCTCCTGAACCGCGTCAGTATTAATATTTTTAGGATCAAGTTTTATTTTTGTGCGGTTTTTTACATTCTCTAAAGAATTTTTTAAATTATCACCAATATTTACAGACAGATCTTTAAAATTGCCCTTTAAAGCATCTATTAAATTTGAAATATTATTTTTTGTGTTAGATACAAAACCCGCAACGCCATCTTTTATAGTTTTAAAATCTAAGGTTAACGCTCCTTTAATTATTTGGCCTAAAAATTCAAAGTTTTTTACTAATTGTGTTATAAAAGCCTTTATAATTATAAACGCATTATTAAAAACAAATTTTATAATACTCCAAAGATTTTCGAATGTTAGAATAATAGCATTAACTCCTAGCCTTAAAACTACCGACTCATTATAAAGATCAATAAAATAGTTTGCGATATCCACTAATATTTTTTTGATAGGTTCCCAGTTTTTATAAATCGCAACCCCTACAGCGACTAGGGCAGCTATTACTAAGCCCACAGGACCCAGTAAAAGGGTCATTCCAGCGCCAAGGGCCGGAAGTATTGTAGAGGTTAAAAATCCGAGTGCTAATAAAAGGGGTCCAATTGCGGCGGCTAAAGCTCCTATTATTACAATTATTTTTTTTGTTTCCGGTTCTAGTCCAGAAAATTTAGCTGCTAAAATTGCTATGTTATCGGCAATTAATCTAAATGTAGGGGCTAAAGATCTACCAAAAGAAATACCAACGGCCTCAATAGCAGATTTTAATCTAGCCAAAGAACCGGCCGCGGTGTCATCCATGATTTTAGCCATAGCCGCCGCAGTTCCGCCAGCATTTTCAAACTCAGTTGTAAATATTTGAGCCTCTTTATAATTATCCGCTAAAACAGCGCCAACCGATGCGCCTCTTGCACCAAATAAATCAAAAGCAGTACCAGTTTTATTAGTAGAATTACTGATTTGATCTAGCGATTCCTTTAGAGTCATACCGGAACCCGCTAGCCTTATATAAATATTTCGTAAAGCCGTCCCGGCAGTAGAGGCGTCAATTCCTGCATTGACTAAAACAGCTAGTTGACCTGTTGCACCTTCAACACTAACACCGGCATTTTTTGCAACCGGCGCAAGTGTTGCCATTGCAGTTTGAAATTTAGATAAATCTAAGGCAGAGCTACTAAATGAAGCCGCCATAACATCTACAATTCTCTGTGTCTCGGTAGCCTCTAAGCCAAACCCGTTTAAAGTAGCTGCTGCGACTGTAGCACTTTGCGCCAGATCTTCGCCAGTGGCTAAGGCTAGTTGAAGGGTTGCCTCTGTAGCGTTTAAAATTTGATTTGGATTAAATCCTAACTTTGAAAAATTAAGCTGTAAATTTGCAACCTCTGAGGCTGTGAAACGAGTTGACGCGCCTAGGTCTTCAGCATTTTGTTGTAACTTTTTAAATTCAACACCTGTGGCCCCTGAAATAGCTTTTACCTTGGCCATCGCATCCTCGAAACTTGTGAATACTGCTAAAGAAGTGGCTCCAAACGCAACGATCGGAGCTGTAAGTCCAAGGGTTAAATTTTGACCAGCCGCCGTCATTTTTTTACCAAAAGATTTTAATTTCCTATTAACATTATCCATGCTTTTAGAAAATCCTTTAATATCAGCGCGAAATAGAACGTTTATCGAGGCTAAATTTTTGACCATTTTATTCTAGTGTTTTATTTTTTTTATCTATTTTTTTAAATAGTTCTAAAGCTTTTTTTTGTAACTCTTTTTTATTTTGATCGGTATTTTTATTTAATTTTTCTTTGGTATTAAAAAAATTATTTGAAAAATCTTCAAAGTTTAATTTTTTTGTATTTTTTCCGCTTGGAATACTATTGTAAACCATCCATGAAATTACTTTTGTTTGTAGCCAATTTTCATCGGATACTCTTTTAATTTTTTTATAATATCCAATGCTTATATTGTAGAACTGGGCAGGCGTTAGGCTATAAAATTCATCTATTGACAAACCTATTTCGCCGCAGGCCTGCGATTCCAATTCCTCCCAGCTAATTGGCTTTATTTCTTCACCTTTTGCCGCTTTTTGATGGCCGGCTTCGGCTTTCCCGCTGGTGATAATATACTAGAGATTGAACTCATATAAAGTTCGATAATCTCGGTTAAAGCATTTGGATTTTTTAAAATTTCGGTGGCAATGTCATCTTTATTAATGTCATTTTTTACCTGTGGATTTTTACATAATATCGCACTGTAAACCATGTCACACAAAACGTCCATTTGTTCAAAACCAAAGGTCCCGTTTTTATGATCTAGGTTTTGAAATGCTTTACTAATTTTTTCACCCGTAGCCTCTAAAGTTCCAACTTTCCAAATTTGGCCCAGTACCCTAAAAGCACCGTAGCCAAATTTTAAAAAGTAATCAATTCCGTTAATATTAATTAGCTGGTTATTCATAATTTATTAACTTACGCTTCCTTCGGTTAATACTCCAGTTCCTTGCAAAGACCAACTACATGTCGGATCTTCATTTACCGAACTTGAAACCGTTAGGTTTGTAATTAAGGCCTGACCGTAGTAGTACTCCTCGCCAGTTGTTGCCGGTGCAAATTCTACAGCTACTTCAGCCGCAGCGTTATATTTTGCGAATAAAGTTGCAAAAGTTGACGATGTTCCCGTAGTTTCCTCAACAGCAAGACCCGATCCACTCATTGACCAGCTTTTTTTCCCAGCTCTAAACTCAGAACCGTTTGTATCTTTTGTTTCTCTCTCTTTTGTTTCTAAGTCCATGGACAGCTCCGCTTCCATTTCGTGATAGACGTCGTTTGTATCAATTTTAATTCGACAAACTCCTTTAATTGTGTTAGGCATTTTTAATTTATTTTAAGGGTTAAATTTATTTTTATGTACGCTTTTTTATAGTCTTCTGTATAGTTTACGGTAGCGCTTTGACCGAAAATTTCTTTATAATTTGTTAGCTGAGTCTCTATAATATCAGCCTTTTGAGCCGCTTCTAAAATGTCATCTGCGTAAACTGTGACCTCACAATTAAACTCCATTAAAGCGTTTTTTGTGAATTTACTCTCTCTAGATACTGTATAAATAACAAAATCACCCGTCACTTTTGCACTAGCTACCAGCGGGTAAATATTAGCGGCTGGAATTTGCGCGTTTATTTCTGCGGTGTTGGTTAAAATGTTTTTTATAAAGACCAGGGCGTTGTACATTTTTTATTTATTAGATAATTGATTTATTTTTTTTTGTAATAATTCAATAGTTTTATTTTCTGCCTCTTGACTTATTAAAGCCTTACTTTGATTATAGGCGCGATCCATAAAAGGATTTGGCGACTGATTAACGGTCCCATAGTGGACCATCGCGCCATAATAACCATTATATTTTGTGCCCGTTGTTCTAGGGCCAACGTATAAAATAGCGTTTGTTTTATCTTTTTTATCAATTCTAACGCCTATAGATTTTTTTAAATTACTGGTCCTAACTGGGGCCTGAATTCTAGCAGCTTTTACTATTGGTTTTGCGGCTATTCTTAAAATTTTAATCATTTCGCGCCTTTTAACCTTATCGGATAAAAGTTTAATTTTTTCGTTAAGCTCTTGAAAACCTTCGATTTTAGTAATGCTTTTACTCACGGACCGTGCATTTTAATAATAATTGTAAATTTTTGCCGATCTCTTGAACATAATAAACTCTAAATTCTTTACCGTTATCTTTAATGATCATGTTTTCGCCATTGTTTTGTATATCGGTATTATATAAAATAGTATAAGTTCTTTTTATAATATGTATTATTTTACCTTCTACGTCTTCGGCTCCGCTTAAATCATTTAACAGCGCATAAAAAAACCCTTTACTAACCTCTGTATTAATGTCTTCATTTAAGGCATTTTTTACAGTAGTAAACCCAACAATCTCAATTCTAGTGTTTCGAGTTCCCGCGTAGGCTCTTTTATTATTTTTTGTCATTTTGTTAGAATTTATTATTTCGTAAAAGGTTACGACTCGATCTATTTATTTTAATTTCTCGATCACCTCTAAACTCGTAAAAATCTGTTAAAATTAATTTTATTGCCTGTAAAATATTATCGGGTACATCAACCAAATCATATCCGACCGTTGCATCAATTTTGATAGCGTCTAGGGTTTCAGGTTTTAAATTTTGAGACCTTAAAATTTCTTTAATTACTAGCTGCGATTTTGTAGAACCAAAATTGTAAACCTTATACTGATCAACCGGCGCAGTTGTATAATTTGTATTTTCAGATTTTAAATATTTTAAGCTATCAATTTGACCAATTGGCCCGATCGGAAAATCAAAACGCTCGCTCCAGTCTTCAAGTCCAAAAACTATATTTCTTTTTAAAATTACAGTACCTAAGTAAGACTCTGCCTCTGCTATTGCCGCATCTATAAACCCCTGTATTTCGGTATCTTCATAACTATGCTCAATTCTAAGTTGTTTTTTTGCATCTGCCAAAGAAATTAAAATTACTCCGGCCGGCGGTGGTGTTAGTGTATATGTTGCATTCATATTATTTTATATGTTTTGCAAAGTTAGCCGCTACCATTTCATCGCCTTGTTTATTATCAATTTCAATAATATCTCCAATATTTGCCGATAATCCATATCTACCGGCTACAGATTGAAGTATTTCAATTTTTATAAACTTATTTTTTTTTATTTTACTACGTTTCGAGTTAGCGGTTGCCGTTTCTTTATTTTTTAAATTCATGGCAGTATTTTCTTTTTTTCTCATTTTTCTAATTTTAAAAAACCCCGCCCGTTAACTGGACGGGGTTAATATTAACTAATTTAAAACGCTGTAGATATTATGATAATGTCATCACTTTATTAATAGCGAAGGCTTTCTCATTTGTAACTGCTACATCGCTATAACCGTCAACAATTAATCTAACTTTACCAGAGGCAGCCGAAGAGTAAGGATCTACCATAATTGATAAATTTCCCCAATATCCAACAGTTAACTGTGACCAGTCACCAAAGATTAACGGGTGAGACGCACCAGAGTCTAAAGTTGGCGCTAGAGTCGATCCTAAGTATTTATAACCGTTTAATTCGTTACCATCTGACAAAAATCTACCAGATCCAGCGTCCATCGTTGTAGTTTTTATTTTTCCACGTAGTTTAGTGTCAGAAAAATAAGCTCTAGCTATATTAGTTGCGTTTTGATCTTCAACTAAACTCTCTAAGTCAACAACCGTCGCAAATGAAGGTACACCTGCAGTTGTGTTTATATTAGTTGTAATAGCGCTATATAAACCAGTAGGGCTATCAGATCCAGATCCATTTATTGCCGCTGAAGTAATTGCGTTACCGTATGCAATATTCATAAGGTTTATAATATGAGCCTCAATAGCAAAAGAAGTTTGTAAAAGTAATTTTTTAGAAATTTCAACTACTCCAGAACATCTCTTTGGCTTTAGAGTTGGACCAGCTACTCCAACATCACTAGCAGAAACGTCCGCAGTTTCACCAACGTAAGAAAATGTAAAAGTTCCAGTTGTAGGTAGTGGCACGTCACCAACTAGGCCAGACAACACAGAAACCCCTAGATCTTGAATAGGCAAAACCGGCTGTAAAGGTTGAACTAATTGCGGAGTACTTGGAACCATTGCGCCCCCTTTTGCTCCAGAGTCACCGTCTACAGTTTGCGCTCTTGAAAAACGAGTCGGCAATGCTATACGAAGACCTTCACCTACTTCCATGCCTTGGGATCTCATTTCTGCGATCGCTTCAGCATTTACATCACCTTCAGCGCCCGTCAATTCTTTACCGCGAGACAAAGTATTTAAGGCCTTTAATAAAGAAAATCTTTTTTGTGGCTCCTGGTTGTTTTTTTGTGCTTGCGATGCTACTCCGGCGTCAATTGCTTTGCGTGCTTCGTTAGCTTCGATTTTAATTTCACGCTCGATTTTAGTATCAAAATTTCTAATTTCAGCCTCTAAAGTATCAAAGGTATTTTCCTCAGTACTAGAAAAATCTCTTTTTTCTGTTTTTCTTAGCTCAACTAAGTTATTCAAAACCTCTAATTTTGAGGCTCTCTCTTGTTTTAATAAATCACTATTTTTCATTTTATTTAATTTAATTTAATTTAGGTTAGGTTTAATATTCTTTGACGCGCTTTTATAGCGTCAAACTCTTTTTTATTAACTGGTTTATTATTTTCTATGTTTTCAAAGCTTCTTTTTGCTACGCTTGTGTCTTGGTAGGCTGGGAATGTTACCGGCGAAACATCAAAGAGGCGATCTATTTTTTTAATTTGTCTTAAATCGTTTTGGTTTTCGTTTTCAGATCTCACCCAGTTTTCGTCTTTTATTGAAAATGAAAAAGAGCTTTGTGATACGTCTCCACTTTCGATGGCATCCTGCAAATCTTTTGCATAAGAGCGGTTAGGGGTTGAGTAGGAGTATTTTAAGCCCTTTTCATTTAATTCAAGTTTTAAAGTACCCTCACCATTTATAGATCGCGCTAATATTAAAGTCGGATCGTGATTTATTAAAGCCCTAACATCATCATTTAAAACGTCATCAAAAGCGCCCGGCATGATTTCCTCGTCCATCCAGCCTAAAGATGTCCTTTGATTATACATAGCCGCGTAACCCTCAATTAAATGAGTTTTTAGTTCGCCTTCGTTACGTGTTTCGTATTTTACAGGCGACGAAATAAAACGCCTTTCAGCTCCATTTATATTATTTATATAGTCTTTATTTTTCATCTTTTAAGTTTTTTTCTAATTGTTCGGGTATCAATGTATTCACGGGCGTTAAATGACCGTCCAAACCTTCGACATCGTTTAACTCTTCTAATCTTCTAATTTCGTTACGGCTCATTATGCCGCTGAAAATCATTTGATTATAATAAACCCCTTTTGCGCTTAGATCGCCACGTAATAAAATACTATCGTTAAAACGTGTATAGTGGTCCTTTTTTTCTATTGGAGTAAAGAGTTTCCTGTCATATTCTTGCTGCCATTTTATGATATAAGGCTGTAGGCTGTCTAAAATATGATCGCTAGAGTCCTGGTAGGCGCTTGCGTAGTTATTTGTTGAATAGTCTTTTAATTTTCGAGGCGAAATATTTAAAAATCTAGCGATGTCTAAAACTGAAAATTTGCCCTGTTCAATTAGTTGGACCTCCTGCATGTTTAGAGTTATTGGCTTATAACTCATACCCTCATCTAACATGACAGTCTTTATTTTGCCCTTTGCCGTTAGTTTGCTATTTATTGCCGATTCAATATTTTGTTTAACGCCGTTTTTAATTTCTTTGTCAGTTTCAACAACACCAAAGCCTAGGCCTTTATTTTCAAAATTAGAGGCTGTAAAGCTTTGCGCGCTTTTTGCTATTCCTAGAGTTTCGGCAGCATAAGAAATAACACTTTGACCCGTGATCCCGTTTGTAGAATATCCTAAAACATGGATCACATCCGAAGACTGTAAAACTCCGCTATTTGTATAATACCATTGTTTACCGTCAATAACTTGAATGTCTCTAATATCGTCAGGGTGTATAAAAACTAAGGCAATTATTTTGCCAGTTGAAGGATTTCTAACAATTTGAGCAACCGCGTTTCCTCTATTTATAACAGCTTGCATCATAATAAAATGAAACATGAAAGCCGTCATTAACGTATTTGGTTCTTTGTTTATTAAAAATTTTATTGAATGGTCTACGCCCTGGCGAGTGTTTCCAGTTTTTTTAAATACGCCCTTTGGTAATTTAGCGATATCGTTTGCGATTTGATTAACTCCGCAATAGTAGGCCGGAAGTGATAACGCGTTTAAATTGTTTATCGAGGTTGCTGTAGAATTTGCAGTATATCCGTTAAATAAACTAAAAATATTGCTTCTTTTTTCTGTATTGTTATTACTTGGAATTAAAACTTTTAAAGCGCGCGATAAACTACTCATAAATAACAATATATTTTATTATACTGCTAAATTGAAACTAATAAAAGTGTATTACTGTAAACATTGTTTTATATTATTATAATTTTTTTATATTTTCTTTAATCCATAAAAAACCCAAAATCAAAATGAATAAAATAAAAATAACTATCAAACCATAACGAACCCAATTCGATTTAATAAATTCAAAATCCATTAAAAAGGTCGCCCCAAAACAGATCGATAAAATAAATAAAAATTGTAAAATTATATAAAATGGTTTCATTATGATTTAATAGATTATTTAAAATAAAATTATTTTTTTTCTGGTGTTTCGGTTTTATTTTCAGAAAAATATTTAATTGCGTTATTTATTACAGTTGCCTCGTCAAAATTATAAGCTCCTTTTGATTGGCCTAAAACTGCGGCCTGTATTAAAGTAGATAATGCCTGATTTGTTTGTTCGTTGTTTTCGTTGTTTTCGGTGTTTACCTTGTTTTTCATTTGTTTTAAATTTAAAATTAATTATTGTTTATTTTTTAGATATTTTTTAGCATCCCTATACATGCACTGTCTAAAGCTATTATAATTGCTGTATTTTGTAGTTTTAAATATTTCTAAAAAAATACTGTTTAAATATTCAAAACATTTTCGCCTAGATTCAAAAAAAGGTAAAAATTCAAAATAAGCTTTAAAAAAACCACTAGAGTCTCTTAAATTAATAGCAATTTTTATTTTTTGTTTGTCTGTTAATTGTTTTAATGGTATCATTTTTTTAAGCGTAAAATTCGGAGTCTTCAGAGTTATAAACACTTTGGTTATTTTTTTGAGCTTTATTTAAAACTCCGGCCTCTGCCATGACTGAGGCGATTAAAGGATCAATTCTTTTTGTAGAGTGTTTTTTTGAAAGCCTTATATTTTCGTTAGTATCAATATAAACACCGCATCCAGTTAAGCACCATCTTAAAATAGGGTTTCCGCCGTGCCTAAGTTTTCCAGATAATGCTAGTTTTTCGAATTCTTTAGTCGGATAAGAATAATACATAATTGTTTGAGCAAATTGGACCATAGTAACGCCTTGTTCTTCTAAATTTGTAACTAATTGCGTGCTGTTCATGCGATCATATAAAATACCCTCACAATTTAAAGCTGTAAAGTATTTTTTTATATAATCTTCTAAAATATTATAATCAACAACGTTTCCCTGCGTGGCTTTTAAAATTGGCGCTTTTTGATTTAAATGTTTAAAATCATTTTTTAAATTTTCTGGTATCTTTATAAAATTTGATTGTTTTAATTCCGACCAGTGCCGATAGGGTACTCTGTCCTGTTTACTTCTAATATCAATGGTTTGTTTTGGACAAAAAGCAAAAACTATTAAATCCTGAAAACCCTCAGGATCTGGATTACTTAAAAAAGCTAAAGCCGTTAAATCCGTCGTTGTGCTTAAATCCAAACCGCCAGCGCATCCAAATTTTTTAAAATTTTCTATTTTTACCAAATCGCTGTTTTGCATCCAGATTTCGTCTGTTATCCAAACATCGGGCGCGTCAACCCAAAGATTTAAATGCTTTGTTTTAAAATTATTTTGTTTTGAGGCCTGTAGTATCGATTTATTAAATTCGTCTTTTAATCTCTCGATCATTAAACCCTGATTTAATAAAGGGTTTGCCTTAATCCACATTTTGGAATTTTGCCAGTCATCGCTTTGGTCCATTTCATGGATCATGATCCAAAGACTATCGTTTTCCTCTTTAGTGCCTTTTAAAACGTCTTTACAAATATTTTCATAATTAAAGCATGCCGATTTTATATTATTGCCGGCCGTAGTGATATGATATATTAAAGCCTGTGATCTTTGAACGCTAGAGCTTTCTAGATTTTCTTTTACGCTGTCATCTTTATGAGCGTGATATTCGTCAATTATAGAAAAATGCGAGTTTATTCCGTCCTGAGTTTTACTATCACCCCCTAGAGGCATCATTTTAGAGCTGTTAGGATTAAATCTAATTTCTTTTAACCTAGTTGAAAATCCTAGTATTTTTAATAAAGGGTTAGCGATTGGGCTTTCAATAAATTGCTTTGCCTGATTCCAGCAAATTTTAGCCTGGTCCTCTTTTGTAGCTCCGACGTATATTTCAGCTTCAAACTCGTTATCGTCGGCCATAATATACAAAGCAGCGGCGGCCATTTCTGCGGATTTTCCATTTTTTTTAGCTCTTTTGTCGTAAACGGTTTTAATGCGCCTTAAGTTTGTAGTTTTGTTTTTCCAGGCAAAAATATTATACCATGTAAATTTTTGAAATAGAGCCAATTCAAAAGGAGTGCCGGCCTTTGTACCTTTTGTGTGGTTTATAAAATTAGGAAAAAAATTAATAATTCTAATTCCCGCATTATGATCTAAATAAAAGCCCTGTTTTTCAGCGTTTTTAATCCAATTATAAAAACGATTAACTGCTAATTTTATAAATTCGCCCGCTACTATTTCGCCCGATTTAACTCTCTGGGCGTAAATAAAAGGATCGCTGTTTTTCATTTCTTTAGATGGCTCCATTATTTAAATTGATTTTTTTCCTAAAAGCTTATCTAATAAATTGGTTTGATTTGGGTCATTTGAAATATCAAGCTCTTTTTCGCTCTTTGGATCCAAACCAAAACGTCTAAGACAAACGAAAATCTGTTTTTCAGCTTGTTGTTTTAGTGTAACTTCAGCGCTAATATTTTTAGCACCAGTTGAAAAAACTTGAATAAATCCAGATCCTATCTTTTTTTTATTTTCTTTATTTATTGCTGTAATTGCGTATTGAAACTGTGAGAATTCAACGGCTAAAATTTCTAATGTTAGTAAATGTTTTTCTTTTAAGATTTGGCTAGATATTAAAATTTGGCCAATTCTTAAATAATTTGATTTTGCATTTTTATCAAAATATTCGGGTGCTTTTGGTAGCTTTTTAATTAAACCATTTGACGGTCCGCTATGTATTATTTTCATTATATATTTATTTAATTTTACCCCCCCCTTATAAAAAGAGGCTCACAAAAATTAAAGC